GACGGCATGGCTGCATCGGCCTGCATGTATGCGGTATCATATACCAGTAAGATCCTGGCTCACCAGGAGACTGACATGGTAGGCTGCATAGGTACCATGATCACCGTATCAGGATGGCCTAAGCTGCGCCGTGATGCTGACGGCTATGTGGAGATGCGTATTTACGCTGATCAGAGTTCAGAGAAAAACGCTGACTATGAGGCTGCACTGGAGGGTGATACTCGCCTGATCAGGGAGAATATCCTGGATCCTCTGTGTGAGCGTTTCATCAATGATATGAAAGCTAACAGGCCAGCAGCTGCTGATGACCAGATGAAGGGCCGTACCTATTTTGCCAAGGACGTGATAGGAACGCTCATAGACGGTATAGGCGGCATGGCTGAGGCTGTAGATGCCATCCTGGAGATGGCGGATAACAGACAATCTTCATTAAACGAGAGTAATATGACTGAAAAGTATCCTAAATTGACCGCTCTGGCTTCACTGGCCGGATTGGTTGCCGCCGAAGATGGCACCGTAACTCTGCAGCCTTCACAGCTGGCAGAGATTGAGGCTGCACTGGCGGCTCCGGCACAGCAGCCGGAAGAGCTGGAGCAGCTTCGCTCACAGCTCACAGAGAGAGACAACACAATCACCACACTGCAGCAGCAGGTGACTGACGCTCAGGCTCAGCACAACACTGATGCAGCACGCATCACTGAGCTGGAGGGTGCTCTGGCTAAGGCCATCAACCATGAGCCTGACGGTGACGGCCTGCAGGTGAATAAGAACCCGGAAGCAGCTGATGAGGAAGGCGGTGCTAAGCCTGCCCAGACCTATGATGAGGCTGTGAATGTATGCCGTGAGTTCTTGAGTAGATAACCTTTAAAACAATTGAGATATGGAACTTAGTGAAATTCTTGTCAACTCCGGAGCGAAGTTTCGCAAGGAGATTATCGCCATGCCTGTAGTGGCATTGGAAAAGACTCTCAAGCACATGACCGTCCGCAGGGGTGTTCGTGGTGATGAGACAGTAGGTACTTATGAGAGCGGTGCAGAGGTACGTCCTTACAAGACCGGTAAGAACGCAACTGACACTGGTAAGTTTGGTGCTCGCACACTGACCACCTACCTGGGTGATGTAGTGGAGGAGTTTGATCCTTACCAGCTCTTTGCAACCGTATACGGTGAGAGCTTCAGCAGCCTGACTGAGCGTAAGGAGGCCGATATAGTTCGTGACATGGCTCTGGCTATGGCTAAGACTGTATCATCCAAGCTGGGTAAGGCTATCTTCAAGGCTGCACGTAACAACTCAGGCACAACCACCATGGATCTCTTCAATGGCTTCAATACTATTGCTGCCACTGAGATCTCAGCTGGTAACATAGCTGTCGGCAAGGGTAACCTGGTAGAAGTTAATGCTATCACAGAGATCAATGCCGGTGATGTTCTTGAGCAGATCTATGACGCAGCCAGTGATGAGCTGAAGGATCAGGATAATAAGAGGATGTATGTAAGCCAGGCTGTCAAGTCAGCATACGCTAAGTGGTGCCTCGCTACTCTGGGTGCCGTAGCATACAATACTGCTTATAATAAGAACCTGCTCCACTTTGATGAGAGCGTAGAGCTGGTTGCTCTTCCCGGACTGAAGGGTTCTAATTACATCATCTTCTCCACCACCAATAACATGCTGGTAGGTTGTGATCAGATGAGTGATCAGGAGCGTGCCAAGATCCGTGAGTGTGACAATCCTAAGGCAGTTCAGTTCTTTATGTGCCTGTACTGGGGTGTTCAGTTTGAGAGCATTGATCCTCGCTTCCTCATGATCGCTCAGATGCCCGGTGGCTCTGGCAGTGGTAGTGGTAGCGGTGCTGGTAACTAATTAACACGGTAAGTTATGAATCTCGGTAATCTAGATTTCAATGTCGGTGGCATCAATCCTTCTGGGATTGGTGTTACCGTTTACCGCGTGGCAAAGAAGGATATCACCAGCTGGCCTACAGTGAATGATGATCCTAACGCCGGTAGCGGTGATGGGGAAAGCCTCTCCAAGATGGTGGGTGATTTCACCCTGGCCCCTGGAAAGGTTTGGGATAAGATCTACTCTACACAGGGTAAGGGTAAGGCTACATTCGAGCCAATAGGTGAGACAGACTGCATGATGGTCAACAATAAGCTGACCATCAGCCATCCTGATCTGACCGCTGCAGCTCTCGGCTTCAGCAAGGCCGCCTTGAACGGTGACTTTGTATATATCACCAAGTCTGCAGGCCGATACCATGTCATCGGCTCCAAGGACTACCGTACAGTAACGCAGCCTGCCGGTGATACCGGTGATGCTGCCGGATCTGCTAAGGGATGCACCATAGAGATCACAGCTCCGGATGTAACTCCGTTGCCTATCTATGAGGGTGTAATCGCCATGGCTGACGGCTCACTGGACTGCGCCACTGATACATTCACTCCTTCCAACTGATGAACGAGGAGATCAGAGAATACCTGAGCAAGCCGAATCCGGACTTTGAGACCGGATTCAGCTTGTTTTGTCGTTATTCTCGCAACCAGTCACTGATGAGCTGGATAGGACGCAAGAAGGACATGGCTCGCCTCCTATTTGAGCTGCAAAAGCTGGAGAAACTTAACCTCCAGGTTAATCCTCAGGCTGCAATACTGGCCGCTCGCTATAATACTCCGGTATCAGCTATCGGCCAGAGAGTAACAGGCCCAGGGCCGCAGATCACCTTCAAGACCTTTGATGAGCGCCGTACCAGGCGTGCGGATCTGAGTCCTGAGATGCAGAAGATCTATGATCAGATCACTGAGGAGTATAAGCTGCGCCGTGGCTATCATGAGAAGCTGAAGATGGCTAAGACTGATGCAGACAGGGCCTCATTCCGTGAACGCCTGCTCATCAGCCAGAACAAAATAGAGGAGGGATGGAAGCAGATTGATGCGTGGCTCCTGGAACAAGAGAAGGCTAACAGTGACAAGGGTTTTAATGCCAGTACATACCGCTCATACATCACTAAGACTCTTAAGAAGGGTGACGGCATGAGTGCTCTGCAGCGTGACACTGTGCGTGTTCGCGCCAAGGCTCTGATAGATGCCGGAGAAGTTCTGGGAGATAAGATCCTCTCACTTTTGAAGCAATATGATCTGATATAAATACTCTTTTTGCGCTTCACCATGGACGTATGTCCCAAGTACCCAGGTTATCCTGGGTATTTTTGTTCCCATGAATGTTACAAAAACTCCACTGTCTGAGACGCAGTTAGCAGAGATACAGAAGAATGCCGGTCTGAGATTCACACTGTCAGAGATTGCTCTGATGGTGGATATACCGGTAGAGGAGTTCCGTAGGAGAGTCAATGATCCGGAGGATGAGCTGGCCAGGGTATATACCAAGGGTAAGCTGGAAGCAGAACGTCTCTATAGAGAGAAGCTGCAGAAACTGGCTGAAGGTGGTAATGCCTGGGCCATCCGGATTCTGGAGAGTAAATCAATAAAACAACAGGAGGAGGAGCTGGGATTACATGGCTAAGAATAAACGGTTATCAGAGGATAAGGTAGACATGCTGGCTGCCGCTCTGGAGGATGAGTCCAAGCAGGCGGAGCTGTGTGAACGTGACCAGGAACATCTGCATCGTATCAAGGATATCTATGCTTATTGCCTGGAGCACCCTATGCTGACGGATCTGAGAGTGCGTGATTACATCATGGCCACTCATCATCAGAATAAGATGCAGGCATACCGGGATCTGTACCTGGTTAAGATCCTGCTGGGTAACGCTCCTAAGGCGAATAAGGAGTTCATGCGTTATCGGAGTAACTATCTATATGAGCTGGCAGCAGCTGCTGCTATTGCCGGTAATGATTCTAAGGCTAAGGCGCTTACCAAGATAGCTGATGGCATAGTGAAAGCTAACCAGCTGGATGTGGCTGAGGGTGAGGATTATCCGTTTGAGGATATCGTGCCGAAGGATTACTCATTCACAGTGGATCCGTCAGTCATCGGCATCCAGCCGGAGCCTAACGCCAGGGCCAAGGCCCAGAAACTGCTCAAGGAATACGCTGAGGAGGTGGACGCTGATGGAACCGATTAAGAAATACCTGAACCGTGCCCAGCAGGAAGCGCTGGCCATCGGTGCCCATACGGAGATTGATATCTGTGGCCGCCGTTTTGGTAAATCATTCGGCATAGTGTCACAGCGTATCATGCGTAATGTCATGTTCATGCCTGGATCCACCGGATGCTTCGTGGCCAGTAGCTATAAACAGGCTCATACTCGCACACTGCCTGCAGCTCTCTCCGGCCTGCAGGAGTTTGGATGGATCCGTGACGTGCATTATGTCATCGGCAAGCGGCCTCCTCAGAAGCTGGGTTATAAGAAACCGATCATTCCTCTGAACAACTTTGATGATGTGGTATCATTCTACAATGGTGCCCAGATGCTGATAGTTAGCCAGGATGTGAAGATGTCATCCAACTCAGCCACCTTTGACTGGATCATAGGTGATGAGGCCAAGGGCCTGAACTTTGATAAGCTCAAGGATGAGACCTTCCCGGCTAACGGCGGTACCAGGCGTTACTTCTCAGAGTGCCCATGGCACCATGGTATGCTTTTTGTCAGTGATATGCCTGTTCTGAAGTCGGCAAACTGGCTGCTTA